CGACAGATTGAGCGGGACTTTGCCGCCATAGATGAAGCAAACAACATTCGCAAGAAACAAATTGCACACATGGACGTACACAGTCACCCCGCAGAGTTTGTCCACCTGCACCGCAACGACACCATCGAAGAGGTAGCGAAGGAATTGGAGACGAAATTCACTGGGCCGTTCGGTCGTGACACAGTGCAGTCGTTCGCAACATTTGTTAGGAGCATGAAGAAATGAGCAACGACACTTGTGAAAAACACTGCGAAGCCACGGCGTTCAAGATCACGATTCGTGGTTTGGAGGGCGACATTGCAAGACTCAAAGCAGAGCGAGACGAAATCTATGGGTTGCTTGGGTCAGCACATCTTGAACTGCGTCAGAACCTTGAGTACGGATACAACACCAACACGATCAAGTCAACGCTTATCAGCATAGGACAGTACGCACCTAAGTTAAGAGCAAAGATGGATGAACTGCAAGCCAAGATGGAGAAAAAACATGATGCCACCACCGAGTAAAGAACTGTGCCTGATGATGGCAAAGGTCAACTTTCCCCGCGATGAAAAACTTAGCTGGACTTGGTTGTTCGCTTGGGGTTTCCACGAAGCGTATGTTGAGGGTTGGTACGAAGGAGTGAAGCTATGACAGATGAAAAGTACGAAGAGTTGAGTTGTCCGCAACCAACTTTTGTTGTTCGGTCATTGAAAGACGACCCCGACTACATCAAATGCCCACGATGCTGGCACTACACACACGAGGGGTTACACAACCATGATGGCCTATGCGACAGGTGTTGCAACGTACTGATTGAAGCATGGCCTGACCATGAAAGCATCCCGCATATCAAACAACGCAGAACAGAATACAAGGAGAACACATGAAAGCAGAGAAAGTGTTCATGGCGCTTATGCGTTCCAAGGGATACATAGATGATGACTTCAAGATGGAGAAGGGTAGGTACATCAACTCCAACATGCAGACACGCTGGAATTATTTCTTGGCTGGCTGGGAAATGAGAGGTGCCGTATGATTTTTCTAATCAAGAAGCGCAAGCTGGTGATTGACATGTTCACCTGTCGGCAAATGATCTTTGATGCGGCGAAGCCAAAAGCGGCGGCGCATTTCTATCCGCAATGGTGGAAGGATTTGAAGTTGGAGATACCCCTCCCCCAAGGTCTGTTCCCCACTGCCACTATGAAGCGGTGCATGGGGTTGGTCGATCACTACAAGCACGGAATCATTCAGCCGCTGTGGTCTGACTATACGCTGGAAGTGGGAGCCGTTGGCGACCCGTACTGGGCAGGGCAGTTTTCTGACAACACCAGCACCATGAGCCAACACCCTGCAATACTGCGCGGCGCGTATGCGCCCGAGTCCCACTACTGCCACATGAAGTTTGACAACCCTTGGGTGACAAGATGCCAAGAGGACGTTTACTTCAAGTGGGAGCAACCGACATGGAGTATGCCTAGCCTGTCCAGCTACATCTTGTTGCCGGGGACGACTGAATTTAAGTATCAGTATTCCATGAACGTGAACGTGTTGTTCATGAAGGGGGCAACCAAGACCACGCATCGCTTGAAGTTTGGTCAGCCGTTGGTACATCTAACGCCGTTGACTGAGCGACCGATTGATTTGCGGCATCACATGGTCACGAGGGAGGAATACAACAAGTACATGCAAGGCGAGAAGCTGAGCAACACCAACCGATACCGCGAGTACCGCAGGGTGCGCGAGTCCGAGGAAAGCAAATGCCCGTTTGGGTTTGGAGGAAAGACATGAAGGGGGGCGCAAGGCCGGGCAGTGGACGCAAGCCAACACTGATCGACGAGCGTAGAGCCTTGAGCCTACACAAGCAGGGAGTATCAATGCGAGAGATCGCCGAGCGGTTCGGCGTAGACATTCAAGTAATCAAGTATTTTTTTAAGAAGCAAAGGAGGTTAGCGAATGACAACGGGAATTGAGGAACTGAAACTGATAAAGCCAAAGAAGGGGCGGGGGTTGGGTAAGAAGCCGCCACTTTTTTGCACGAGCTTGCGTCTACCGAAGGAGGTGATGGATTATTTCAACACCAAATATCCGTATACAAAGCAAGCCAAGATGAGAGAAATTCTTACCGAGTACATCAACAGTCAACAAGGAGCCAACAATGGCAACAGCTAAAAAAGCGAAAAAAGTGTCCCGCGCATCTTTGATGCGTCAGTACTACAACGGCAACCCCACTGCAACACCTACGGAGGTGGCGAAGAAATTCAAAACCACGTATCAGGTTGCGTACATGGTGAAGCGGGAGATGCAGAAGGTCGTGTTAAACCCAAGAGAGGTGGTTCTTGCGAACAAGTTGGGCATACCAACAAAGGAATACGCTGAGCAAAAACTCCGCGCAGGGAACTTCAAGCGGATTGCGGCGTTCACAAGCAACAAGCCCCTATTGAACCCTGAGATTGCCATAGAGGAACCAAAAGCTGATCCGGTGAATCATCCTGCCCATTACAAGGTAGGTGGAATCGAGACCATCGACTTCATCGAAGCGAAGGCACTGGGGTATCACCTGGGCAATGCCGTGAAGTACATCACTCGCGCCGACCACAAAGGCAACCGACTGCAAGACTTGCAGAAGGCCAAGTGGTATATCGACCGAGCCATTGAGAAAGCAGGGGCATGATGGACAGCAACGAGAAATTTTGGGTTGCCTGCTGGGGCATGGTGCTGGCGTTTTTGATATCGCTGCTGGTGTGTGTCACGGTCATCAGCCTTGACAAGCGCGACAAGTGGGAGAAGGCCATAAGCAATGGGGCCGACCCGATGGTGACTTCTTGTGGTTTGTATAGCGCAGAAACAAGTGGTGAGACTGCCATCTGCACAATCCTGGCACAGAACAGGAAGTGACAGCGATCTAACATTTGTTAGACCAAGGGTAAATCCTAGCCGCCTTCGGGCGGCTTTTTTTCGTCTGGGTGTTGACAAAGTACAAGGTTGTGATACTATGGGGGCTTGAAAACAACTGGAGTGTTAGATGGCAACCACCCCCGAGGCCAAGGTCAAGACAAAGATCAAGGCAATCCTCAAAGCCCACAGCATCTACTACGCCATGCCGATCGGCACTGGCTACGGCAATAGCGGTGTGCCCGACTTCCTTTGCTGTGTGAACGGTAAGTTTGTGGCTATCGAAGCCAAAGCAGGTAAGGGCGAAGTCACCGCACTGCAACTAAAAAATCTAAGTGACATAAACAAGGCTGGTGGCTACACGCTTGTCATCCGCGAGAACAACTTAGAGTATCTAACAAATGTTATATCGGAGTGTATGCAGTAATGACCCTGACCATACAACAAATCACGCAACAATCGTTGCAGATACTTGAAAAAGAGCTTGGTCACTTATACAAACCAAAATACAAAATGAGGTTTGTGCATGGCAAGTACACCATCTATCGAAGCGAGTACCACCCTGCATGGGGCGAACGAAGATCGGTAACGCTGGCCCACGGGCTGAGCAAAGCAACAGCAACTGGAATGATGAAACTACTGGAGGACAAAAATGACTGAATTATCCGCAGGTGTACGCGCATTGGTTGGGCGCATGGAATCCAACCCCGAAGAATTTTTTGATGACGCACACAAGTGGCGCTTCATGTTTGGCGATAAATTCCGCGAGGTGATGACCGAGCCCGAGAAGGGCGCACTGCACGAGGGATTAAAGCAAGTGCGGCGCAAAGAGTTTGACCAGAAGGTCATGCGCGAGTTGTTGAAAGATGAGATGGAAGAAAAGCTGAAAGAAAGTAATGCTCCCTACTACACCACCGCACAGCTAGGTGTTACGAGTACTGGTGGGTTCGGTCAAGCGCAGATTAAAGCAGAGGGCAGGGGCGTTACGGTTGACGAACAAACCCGAATAATCCAAGCAAAGACCTCTTTGAAAGCCTTTGAATGAACGAGTTTTGTGCGGGGGTAAAAATCTTGCTGGAGCGCATGAAGTCCAACCCCGAGGACTTTGAGGTGATTGATTTCAATGCCGCTACATATAAATCCATTGATGGTCGGTTCTACGACTTTGCAAAGTTGCTGGCAAAAGTAATTTCATGCGATGACGACAAAGCTATTTCGTGGCAGGAGTGGCGCTACTTCACTGAGGAAGAGCGTCAAGCCTTGATTGCTGGGTTCAAAGAAATGCAGAGAGCCAAGTTTGACAAAGAAATCATGGAGCGGGTGTTTGATGACCAATACATCGAGCGGCAACGCAAGGAGCAGCAATCCATATATGCCCAGAAAGTCCACGCCGCACAAGTCCACGCCGCACAAGTACAAGGCCAAGCACATCTTGCAATATCGGCACAACAGGGCGGTACGGGCTTCTCAGGCGGTGGTCTCATGAACGCTATGGGGCTTGGAAACATTTTCAAATGAACATCCT